GGCCCCATAATAATCTAGGTCAAACACCGAACAGCAACGGGATGACACCTTACAAAGTACAAATTCCTGGAGTAGCAGGATCATCTAGCTCTATTTTTCAAGGCGATATGGTGATTCCTCTTACTAACGGGCTTGTAGACGTAAGTGCGGCAGACGGCGGTTCGGTAGCGATTCTAGGTGTTATGGCGGGGTGTGAGTATATCGCACTTGACGGTACGCCAACCTTTTCACCAAACTATCCAGCAACAGCTTCGTTGAAGTCTAGTACAGAAGCTACGGTTTTTGTGTATGATAATCCATTTCAAGTGTACGAAATTAGTTGCGATGCTACGCTAACTAATCTTGCTACGGCAACGGCACTTATCCATTCTAACGCTGAAGGCGCTGGTTTTGGATCAGAAAATGGTTCAACAGGCATCTCCATCGGAGAACTCTCGGTGGCTTCTGCTGGAGCAACTACTGCTACAGATAACTTCCGTATAGTGGGTTTTAAAGATGTCGAAGGCATCGATTATGCCGCTGCGGGTGTTGTTGCGTTGGTTAAGTTGAATCTTCCCTTCCACACCGCCACAACTGGCCTTTAAGGAGTAAATAGATATGGCTATTGCAAGATCCCAACTCCTTAAAGAACTAGAGCCTGGATTACACGCTCTGTTTGGTTTGGAGTACGATCGGTATGATAACGAACATGCCGAAATATTCGAAACGGAATCTTCAGACCGAGCGTTTGAAGAGGAAGTAATGCTGTCTGGATTCGGTGCTGCTCCTGTAAAGGGAGAGGGTGCTGCGGTTTCTTTTGATACTGCGAACGAATCATTTACTGCTCGTTACACACACGAAACAATCGCTCTTGCGTTTGCGATCACTGAAGAAGCTGTAGAGGATAACCTTTACGACCGACTCAGCTCTCGTTATACTCGTGCGCTTGCTCGTTCAATGTCTAACACCAAACAAGTCAAAGCGGCGGCTGTGTTGAACAACGCGTTCGACAGCGGTTTTGCTCTTGGCGATGGTAAAGAGCTATGTGCAACCGATCACCCCACTGTGGGCGGCGGCGACTTTGCTAATGAGCTGAGTACAGCAGCAGACTTGAATGAAACTTCTTTAGAGCAGTCGTTGATTGATATTGCGGCCTTTATTGATGAGCGCGGCCTAAAAATCGCGCTTCAAGGTCGTAAAATGATTATCCCACCCGCCCTACAGTTTGTTGCTGAACGGTTGATGGCAAGTAATCTGCGTCCAGGAACTTCAGACAACGATGCTAACGCGATGAAAAACATGGGTATGTTGCCTGAGGGGTATGTGGTTAACCATTTCCTAACAGACACAGATGCCTTTTTCATTAAAACAGATGCACCTAACGGGTTTAAACACTTTGAACGTGCTGCTGTTAAAACTTCTATGGAAGGCGACTTTGATACGGGCAATGTCCGTTATAAAGCTCGCGAGCGTTACAGCTTCGGTGTTTCAGATCCACGTTGTGTATTCGGTTCTCCAGGAGCATAATGTAAACGGGTACACTTCCTCTCAGTCTGTACTCGTAGGGGGCGGTCTTTTAGATCGCCCCTTTCTTTTTGTTTGAAGTTATTGTATGTTTTGTTTATCCCTGACAGCCACGCTGTGTGGCTGACTTAACCCACGACAGGAGATATACATGGGTAATTCTACTTTTAGCGGACCAGTTCGCTCTGAGGGGGGCTTTCAATCGTTAGCTTCTAACGGCACAACTGGAAATCAAGTAAACGACAAATTTGAAATAGACGCTGACGGTCAGGTCATTGTTTATGGAACAAATGCTAATAATGTTAACCGAGGTGCAAGAACTTCTGACAGATATTACTTAGAGTCGTACTTTGAAAAAAGACCTGCAATTAATGCCGATATTGACCAAGCCTACACTGTAGAAGTAGCACGGGCGGCAAGCAGAGAATTTGAAATTCTTGGCACTAACATGACAACCGCTTTGGTTACTTTTGATACGACACGGGCGGGTCTTACTATTACAACGGCGGGTGCTGATCAGGACCAAGCTATTATTCTGCCGCACTTGGACACAGCATTTACAGCTTGGGCGAGCGTGTTGTGGGGTACTGAAAACTATACAGAGTGGGAATGCTCGGTATCAACGAATGCGATTGACAACCAAAAAATATGGGCTGGTTTGAAGCTAACCAATGATCAACTGGTTGCTACAGATGCTGACCAAGCGTATTTCAAGTTCCAAACCGACGCAACAAACTCTGAAGCGTTCACGGACTTCACTTTGCTTCACTTCGTTCATTCGTTAGCCGGAGTAGATTATATTAGTGCGCTGCCCATAACCGTTGCGGCAAATACAACCTATCACCTAAAGGTGGTTATTGATGGCGACAGAAAAGCAACCATTTTTGTGAATGGTCAGCAGTATAATGTTACGACTACTTCGGGTTCTACAGGCGGAACAGCCGTTACTGCGGTGGCAGAGGGCGCAACTGTGACTAAAACAGCCGCTTTGACCGACGATGTGGACTTTATTCCGTACATTGGAATTGAGGCTGGCGCTGCTGCTGCTGAAGCATTGGATGTTCACTACCAAGCAATCAACCGCATTATATTTGAATAATCAATCTGGCGGGGGTAATAATCCCCGCCTACCAATTTAGGGGAATATAATATGGCGGATGCTGTAGCTACACAAACGCTTTTTGATGGTTCTAAAAGAGTTATTCAAAAGTTCACCAATATATCTGATGGTTCAGGCGAGTCAGCGGTAAAAAAGGTCGATGTTTCAGCGTTAGTTAATAACTCTGACGGAGATGCTTGTACGGGTGTCGTAATAGAGCGCATTTGGTGGCAGTGCATTGGAATGAAGGTGCAAATTTTATGGGATGCGACTACGAATCTTTTATGTATTGAGCTGGGTGAAAACCAAAGTGGTAATCAAGATTATACAGGCTTTGGTGGTTTGACGAATAATTCTGGATCTGGTAAAACAGGAGATATTATGTTTACTACAGTCGGCCATACTAGCGCAGATACATATACGATTATTCTTGAAATGCGAAAAGAATTTTAATCGTGTCTGGTGACAAACCTATAAAGCGCAATAAAAAACATTATCGCCCCACTAAAAAAGGGGCGGGAATGACTCCTGAGGGTGTTCGTGCTCACAACAGAGCTAATCCAGGATCTAAACTCAAAACAGCAGTTACTGGAAAAGTCAAAAAAGGCAGTAAAGCAGCCAATAGGCGTAAGTCTTACTGTGCACGTTCGGCAGGGCAAATGAAGATGTTTCCTAAAGCGGCTAAAAACCCAAATAGCCGTTTAAGACAAGCTCGCAAACGGTGGAAATGTTAATGACTATTACTCGTGGGCAAGAACGCAAACAAGTGGAGGGTAAGATGGGGAAACCTAAAGGTCTTTATCATAATATGAATGAACGAAAAAAAGCAGGAACTTCTCGTTCTGTGAGTAACTCTACAGTTACTCCTGCGGCCTATGCTAACATGAAGGCAGGGTTCCCTAAACGAGAAAATGCAAAAAATGGTGGGATGTTTAACAAAAAGAAGTTTTGCGGAAAAGTTGTCAAAGGTCCGTACGGATAATGCCTTATTTGCAAAGTAACATTCCTCATTTCAATTGTTGGGTGAGAAGAGAATATACTTGCAATCATGAACAGTATCATGGTGAGTTTTTACATGCTATGGCAATAGCCGTAACTACGATGCCTAATAGATGTTTAAGTTTTCAATTAATTTTTACAGGGCATGAGTCTACAGAAGAAGAGTATGACAATGTCCACGGCGGGGCGATGTGGGCGCGAATGCCTATTACCGCCCTAGTAGCTGATGAATTAGGTGAGGGATGGCCTGAACCTATGGCAGTGCATGAAGTGCAGCCTTGGGATTGTCCTTCGCACACACATGCTGTTTATGTGCTTGATAGAGCTACGCCATGTCCGTGGATGGCTAAAATAGATGGAGAGTTTTACCCCGCTAAATACTTGTTTACGGTAGATTACACAGATACAGACGTAGCGGACGATCCAGCACAACATAAACAAGCGCATGTATTGCAACTTCTACAGGCGGGTTCTTGGACGGGTAATATTGTAGCTTTACCTAATAATAGAGTAAGAGTTACACATCCAGCATGGTTTGAAACTGGTCAAGGTGCACCAGATTTTAAACCTTCTCAACACATACATTATTCTAAATCAGACTTAGACTATACTTTAGATATCAACAGAATTTTTGACAACATCTACACAGAAAAGGAAAAGTAGTATGGCCCCTAGAACTTCTAAAAGACCCGTTTTACGAGGAGACGCTGAAAAGAAAAGAAAGCGTGAAGAAGCGGCTAAAAGGAAAAGAGTACTTTTAGCACGGCAGAATCAAATGGTTGAGGCTGCGGAGGGTAAGCCTGGATCTACTCCTTCAGAGAAAAACAAAGCAGCAAAAGACCGTATGAGCAAAATGTTTGGTATGAAACTCAAAAACGGTGGTGCTGTGACTCGTAAAAAATTAAAAGGGGGTAGTCCTAAGGGAGGCACTCGTAAAAAGATGATGGGCGGTGGCATGGGAACTAAAGGTGGCCCCCGTAAAAAGATGATGGGTGGCGGCATGGGAACTAAAGGTGGTCCCCGTAAAAGAATGGCTAGAGGCGGCAAAGCTAGGAAATAACTATGACGATTTCAGGTTCTACAGATTTTGAGTTAGATGTAGCTGATTACATTGAAGAGGCTTTTGAACGGTGTGGTATAGAAGTTCGTACAGGGTACGACTTAAAAACAGCGCAGCGTTCGTTAAATTTGATGTTAGCTGATTGGGCTAATAGGGGCTTGAATCGTTGGACAATAGCTCAAACTACGGTGAGCTTAATAAAAAGTACCGAGGCGTATAGCCTCGGTACAGATACTATTGATATTTTGTCGGCGGTTGTGAGAACAAATGCAGGAACTTCTAACCAAAGCGATATATCTATATCTCGTGTAAGTCGTGATGCTTTTTTAAGTATTCCCTCTAAATTAACAGAGGGCCGACCTACACAATTTTATGTAGATAGATTAATTAGCCCTTCACTAAAAATTTGGCCTTTACCAGATGCTTCAAGTAAATACACTCTTGTTTTTGATCGTTTAACACGGATGGATGATGCGGATACGTCGCAAAATACTTTAGAAGTTCCGTTTAGGTTTTATCCTTGTTTAGCAGCGGGGTTAGCTTACTATTTGAGTATGAAACGTGCGCCGGATAGAATTCAAATATTAAAAGCTGTGTACGAAGAAGAGTTCGAACGCGCTGCCGCAGAAGATCGCGATCGCGCGAGTTTAAGTTTAACCCCTAGCAGAGATTACTATTCGTTCATATCATGAGTTCTTATGCTTCAGGAAAATATGCGTTAGCATTATGTGACCGTTGCGGTCAACAATACGATTATTTCGATCTCCGTAAGGAGTGGAATAACCTGAAAACATGTCCAAATTGTTTTGAAACAAAACACCCACAATTA